AGAACGCCTGGCCGACCGCGCGAAATAGGTCTGTGCTCTGGGTCTGCGTGAAGTCACGGCGGCAGTAGTTCCGCACCACCGCGCTCGCATCCTCCAGCTGTGCTTGGACCTGTACGCGCTCCTCGTCCACCACGGCACGGCCGATGCGGGCCTCGACATCAATGATCTGGGCCAGCGTAGAGAGGGCCACCTTGTCCCACCTCCTCGGCGAGGTCACACCAGCGGTTCATGTCGGCGATCGGGTCCTGGCGGGCGGCGACCTGCCGGGCCCGGTGCGCGGCGTGGGACCAGCCGGTCGAGCTGCGCAGGTAGCGGATGGCCTTGAGCCAGCCCTCCGGGTCGTCCCGGTCGACGTAGGTGCCGGCGTCGCCGAGCGCCTCGCGGAGCCCCGGGGTGGGGTGCGCGATGGTCGGGATCCCCGAGCAGGCGGCCTCGACCGCGGTGCGGCCGTAGCTCTCGTACTTCGACGGCATCAGCAGGATCTTGGTGCGGTGGTAGACCACCGCCGCCATGTCGGTGGCCGGGATATGCTCCTGCACGGTCACGTTGGGCAGGTCGTGGATCTCCTGCTCGCCGTAGCCGCCCTTGACGGCCAGGAACGGCACCTCGGGCAGCTGCTCGGCGAGCCACCAGAACAGCTTGGCGCCCTTGTTCCCCCACATGTTGATCAGGGTCACGTGCTTGCCGGGGGTGGTGGCGTACTCCTCGCGGAGCACCGGCGGGTGCACCATGATCGAGTTCGGCGGGATGCCGCCCAGCGCGTACTCCTCCAGGAAGTCCTCGTACTCGGCCTGCACCCAGTCCGCGTGGTAGGTGACCAGGTCAGACGGGCCGCGGGCGACCATCTCCATGGAGAAGTCGAAGGTGTTGTGGATCAGGTGGCACAACGGGATGCCGTGCATCCGGCACAGGATCGCGCTGCGCACCGAGGAGTCGAGGTAGGTCACCACGAGGTCCGGGCGCCGGTCCGGGTCGCCGAACCAGCGCAGCGGGTCCGCCGGCCCCTCGTAGGGGTACACGTGCAGCCCGTCGATCGTGTAGGGCTCGCCGTCCTGCACGGTCAGCGACACGTCCACCCGGTGCCCGCGCGCCGCCAGGTGGCGCAGCAGCGCGAACGCGGTCATCTCCGCCCCGGCGCAGTGCACCGGCGGGAACGCGTGGACCAGCACCAGGACTCGCACCGTGACAGCACCTTTCGAGTAGATGGATAGGACCCGCCGGGAGCGGAGCGCACCATTCCCGGCGGGTCCTCCGACCCATTCTCTGGGGGACCATGAACCCCGAGAATCGGTCAGCTCTGCTGCCCCGCGGCGGCCCGGAGCACGCCGAACGGGAACCGGTTGGCCGTGGTCGGACGCAGCGACGTGACCGGGTTCGCAGTGGCCCAGGCAAGACGCATGGTGACGCGCATGGCCTGCCCATCGTGCTGCATGGCATTCCACACCACGGCGCCAGCGGCGTCGGTGATGACGCCCTGGTCGAACATTTTGAAGCTGATGTCCTGGCGCATGCCGAGAAGAGCCATGGACCAATCTCCCATGACCAGATCGGCCAGCGTGGAGTCCCAGGAACCGTTCAGGACTTCCGATGCCGGGTAGCCGTAGAGGCTGCCGCCGGAACCATTCTGCAGGTCCGGCTGGTAGATCGGCAGGCCTTGAGCCGACCTCATCTGCATCAGCTTCCACTTGAACCCGGGCCGCGTCGCCCACCCGGACACGTTGGTGATGCCCTCCTTGGTGACCTTCTCGGCGAGCACCGCCAGGTCCACCCCGATGTCCACCCCGGTGCCGCTGGTGATGGTGTTACCTGCGGCGATGGCCGCCGGGACGATGCCCTGGCTCCACGTCGCCGGCGAGCCGGTGCCGAACAGGCAGGCCTGGTCGATGGTCTTGCCGAACGCCTCCACGATCCTCGGCCGCAACTGATCCCAGATCGGGAAGGCCGCGTCCGCCAGATACGAGTCGGGCACCGGAACAATGACCGCGATCTCCTCGACGATGAGGTTCACGCCGGTCCAGGCCTGCTTGGTGGTCCGCTTGAGGCCCATGTCCGGAATGGTCTGGGACACGAAATAGGCGGTGGGCAGGACGTCGAGCACGGGCTGGCGCAGGGTCGAGGTGCTCATGTGCACCTGCTTGGCCAGCTTGAGCGTGGCGCACTCATTCGGCAGCTTCTGGATGATCTCCAGAGCCAGCGGCTGGGGCACCAGCGGATCGGTCACGGACCCGGCAGCGCCGGCCCGACCGATGTACTGGTCATAAGGGGTAGCCACGGTGGACTCCTTCTATTCGGGGCAGCGATGAAAGGGCCGGGCCGTGGTTACGTCCGGTCAGCTGCGGGAACGTGTGGTCATGCGAAACCCGCCATCCGCCGGATGAGGTCATCCGGGGTCTCGGGCGGACGAGCCGTGGTGCGGGCGCCCTGACGGAGGTTCGCCGGACCCGCGGTGCCGCCGGTCAGCTCGTCGAGGTCGTCCTTGAGCGCCTTGGCCTCGGCCTTGGCCTCGTTCTCGGTGGTGGCGCTCATCCGGGCGGCCCACTTGAGCGGCAGCCCGGCGGCCTCCACGGCGGCGGTGCGCAGGTCGCGCAGCTCGTAGCTGGCCAGCCTGTCGCTGGACTCCTTGAGCTGCGCGGCCAGCCGCTCCTCGTTGGTCTTGCTGGCCTCCTCGATCACGGCCAGCCGTTTCGCGGCGTCGGCGTTGGACTTGGCCGCCGCCTCGTGCTTGCGACTCAGCGCCTTCCACTTGGCGAGCTCGTCCTCGCGGTCGTCGGCGCCCGTGTCGGGCGGCGCGGCCGGCGGGGTCGCGTTCGCGTTCGTGGTCGGCGTGACCGGCGGGGTGCCCGCGGGCGGGGTGCCGGTCTCGGTCGGTGTGGTCATGTGGAGCTCCCATGTCGGGGAATGGCGAAGGCCCCGCCGTGTCGGCAGGGCCTGTCGTGCTGCGTGCGGTCGTGCGGCAGTGCGGATCGGACGGTCAGAAGTGCAGGGCGGCGCGGGTCTTCGGGCCGACGATCCCGTCCGGGGTCAGCCCGGAGCGGCGCTGGAACTCGACCACGGCCGCGTGGGTCTGGTCGCCGAAGTAGTCGGTCGTCGGGGACCACCGGGCGTAGGCCGGGTAGCGGCTGGTGAGGATGTCCTGCAGCCGCTTCACCTCGGGCCCGCGGCTGCCCTTCTGCAGCACCCCCACGCCGCCGCCACCACCCACTGCGGGTGGCGGCGGCGGCGCAGCCCCGCCAGGACCCAGCACCCAGTCCGTGGTGGCCTCACACGCCGGCGAGGCGACCACGGACAGGTGCAGGTGCTTGGTGTGTGGGTTGGTCCCGTGGTAGGGCGCCCAGCCGTTCTGCCAGATCCGGCGGTTCCAGATGATGTACTTGATCCGCGGATCGTTGTTCCGGACCAGGGTGTCGGCCAGCCAGTTGCAGTCCAGCCCACCCCCGGGGTCGTGGGTGAAGTCCCGGGCCGTCACCGTGTTCCGGTACCAGGGGTTATGGTCCGATGATCTTGAGGCATGAGCGGCGTCGCCCACCCCTCCATCGGACACAGTGGACCGCCGCGGGGCGCGGGCGTTGAGCTGCCGGCGCAGGGTCTCCAGCGCGGCGGCGATGTGCCAGGCCATCAGGTGCTCCTCTCCAGCAACGGGCCGAGCTCGCCGTGCTGTTCGGTGGGGGCCGGCGCGGGCGCCGAGGCGTGCAGCAGCGGTTCCAGGTCGCAGCTGCACCGGTCGTGGATGGGCAGCAGCTGCTCGGCCGGGAACGGGCCGAGCTGCGTGGTGCACAGCGGGCAGGACAGGTCGCCGCGGGTGACCCGGCGGTACGCCGACACCTCGGGCATGGCCGTGAGCACCGCGCGGGCGGTGTGTGTCTTGGCCAGCTGCAGGTCGGTCAACGCGATCGTCAGCGCCCGGTCGAGGCCCTTCTGCCGGGCCACGGCCGGGTCGTCGCCCTTGCTCAGGCGCCACCAGACGGTCGTGAACGGCCGCTGATACAGCTCGGCCTGGTCGAGCCCATCGCGCAGCACCGCCCCGACCACCGACCGCGGGGGCACGGTCACCTGGGTGGAGGCCGGCTCGTTCGCGGTGGCCGAGATGACCTGGTGGAGGTAGCTGGCGGTGACCACCGACATGGCGGTCTGGGCGCCCCGGGCCAACGGCAACAAGTAGCTGACGAACTTGGCGGCCTCGGGCCGGTTGTAGGGCGCGAGCGTGCCCCACAGCCCCACGATGGACCGGGTCACGGTGGCCCGCAGCCGCGCCTGGGCCACCAGGTTCTGCTGGGTCAGCGCGACCGGGTCGAGCTCGGTCCACATCCTCGCCAGCGCCTCGTCCGGGCCGCCGCCGGGGCGGGACCGCGGACCCGGCTGGTACTCCCGCGGGTCCGGGCCGCTCACTTCTTCGGCCCCACATTCGTCGCGCGGGTCTTGCGGACCGGCTTGGTGGCCTGCTGGCCGGCGGCCGGTCCGGACTTGGCCGGGGACCCGCTGGCCGGCTCGGTGACCACGTCCGGGGACGGCGCCGGGCTGGCCGCGCCCGCGGCGCCGGGCAGGACGTTCGTTTCGGTGTAGGTGACGCCCCGGTTGGTGGAGATCAGGCCGCCCTCGGCCACCGACAGCGGCGCCAGGATCGAGGACAGCATCGCGTCGTGGACCCGCTCGGCCTCCATCCGCTCGACCTCGCCCGGGGTCATCCCCAGCCCGCGCATCCGGGTCCGCCACGGCACGCCGGCGGTCATCTGCTGCACCGCGGCGGCGGACATCTCCAGCGAGCTGCGGAACTGCGGGTCGCGCCAGATGACCTCACAGTCCGAGGCGACCTTGGTGCCGATCATGGACCCGACCAGCTTGTAGACGGTCTCCCAGCTGTTGCCGAACTCCTGCTCCCGCTCCTCGATCTTGGACACGAGGCCGGTCTCGGTGAGCGCCAGCGCGTTGCCCGAGACGTTGACGATGCCGGCCAACAGGTAGCTGGGCGGGGTGCGGGTGATCGCGGCCAGGTACTGCACGTCGGACTCCACGGCCTTGATCACCGGGGTGACGTCGGTGACGTCGAAGCTGCCGAACTTGGCGTCCGGGTTGGGGACGTTCCACAGCAGGTCCGCGCCCGGGTCGAAGTCGTCGGCGGGCTGCCCGTTCTCGTCGGTGAGGTCGACGCCGACCGCCCAGCGCTGCCGGTAGGCCTGCATCGCCGAGATGACCATCCGGTCCAAGATCGTCGTGTTGATCCGGTCCAGGATGTCGCAGACGTCTTCGAACTCGCCGAGGCCGCCGCCGGACATGTCGGGGCGGTTCACGAACGGCACCACCGGCACGTTTTCCATCGTGTTGACGGCGAACCCGGCGGGGAACTCGGTCTGGTCGACGTCCCACACCTGCGCGGCCCACAGCTCGGTCTGGGCGTCCTTGGCCCGCCCGGGCACGGTCCGGTAGTAGTGGATCGTGTCCGGCAGGTAGAGGACCGCGAGCTGGGCCTCCTCGACGTCGTCCCACCAGGTCTTGAGCGCGGCCCGGACGTCGCGGCGGTTCTCCGGGGCGGCCTCGTGGATGACCTGCCGCGGGTCCTCCGGGGTGATCAGCGGGTCGCCGTCGGTGTCGCGGCCGACGATCACGTAGGCCCGGCTCATGACCACCGCGGCGCGGTGCACCAGCCCGGCGTCGGCGTCGAGGTTGTTGTCCTGCCACCACGTCCAGGCGTCCTTGTCGGCCTCGTCGGTGGCGTCCCCGCCGGCCCGGAACCCGACGATTTTCATGCGCTCCAGGACCGTTTCCGCGAGCAGCAGACCGAAGTTCGTCCGCGACATCTTCTGGTGCCGCCGGTAGGCCTCCCGCATTTTCCGGTTGCCATGCGGAACGGGCGGGGTGCCCCTCCAGTAGAGGTCCAGCAGGTCGAAGCGGCGCATTTCCGCCTGCAGTTTCTTGCCGAGTCGCAATAACCACCAGTCGGGCGACCCGGGGGTCGGTGTGTAATCCAACACCCTGGGCTCCTATACTGTTACGGTGGACACGCACAGCAAATGTTCACCTGAGGTCTACTATTTGGCGGTGAAGCGGGTCATCGCCATTTTCGAATGCCCCGATTGTGGGGTGCCGGCGGGCACGTTCTGCGTCTATCCGCGGCCCCGGGTGGATCGCACCTGCCCGGGCCGGATCCCGGTCAACTTCTCCCCGCACGACATGATCGGGTGGGATGGGCTGGACTGGCGCTGAGCTCCCGGTAACCTCTGCGGGGTGAGCAGCGGCGAGTGCGGCGACTTTGTCGACGGCGAATGGTGTGACCTGCTCGACCGCTACGACGAGAAGGTCCGGGAGATCGTCCTGGAGCATCTCGACGAGCACGTCCAGGCGTCCTGGCAGGAACAGGAGCGGGCCCTGGAGCGGCTGCACGGGCTGTTCGGGTCCTACCGATGACCGAGCCGGCCACCGACGAGCGCCGCTGGTACATCGGCCTGTTCGGCGGCATGCGGATGGCGGTGGCCCTGGGCCCGGGAACCTTCCAGGTGCCCCCGGGGCAACCGCTGCCGCTGGACGACAAGACCCTGCTCTACCCGGTGTCCCAGGACATCGCGACCGCGTGGAGCTCCGACGACGGCGACGGCGAGGTCTGGGACGCCGAGCAGGCCGAGTAACCTGACCGGCGGTGCGCGGCGACTCGACCCCGGTGGAGCACCCGCGTTGAATGGCCTTGACGGCAGCCCATGTCGTGCACCCCGTGCCGTTCCTGATCGCGACAGGACGGGATACCGCGGGGTGCGCGGCGCCTGGTCACCAGTGGTGGCTCACATCGAGCACGACGCGCCCGGGCAGGGTGAACACCCGGAACGGCAACCGGGCCCGAACACCGACCCCGAATGAGGTGTAGCCCTCGAACCCCCCGGCGAAGGTCACCGAGCGCAGCGTCGGGTAGCCGGCCACCGACACCATGGACCGGCCGATCGGCTTCGAGAACCCGGTGGGGGCGTTCACGGTGACCTGCAGCCGGGCCCCGCCCGGGGTCGGCACCACGGCGCCGGAGCCGTCCGCGGTCACCTGGGCCACGTACTGGGCGGTGTAGCCGGCCGCCGCGCCGTCGAGGTCGAAGACCACCCGGTCAAAGCAGGGGTGGGTGCCGGCCCGCACGCCGATGACCGGGTTGCCGGTCAGAGCCGGCACGGACTCGGGCAGCGACCCCCAGCCGGTCGGGCAGGCCACCACCGCCGAGGCGGGTGCAGCGAGGGCCACGGTGGCGGCCACGGCGATCAGCAGGGCGAGCAGGACACGGATGATGCGCATGACAGGGCTCCTCAGAACCGGACGAGCCGCCGTGAGCGCCGCTGCGCCCGGGCGGGTTCCACGCCGGCCGCGCGGGCGTCCGCACGCGCCTCGAAGGCGAGCACGGCCGCCATCGCGGCGTCGATCTTGGCGGGGCTCTGCGGGGTGACCTTGGAGATCAGGATCCCGGCGCGGTGGGTGCGCCGGCGGGCGTTGAGCACGTGCCGGGTCAGCAGGGTGCCGCCGTCGTGGGACAGGTCGTGGTCGAGGACCGCGGCGTGGAACCGCTCCAGGGCCATCACCATCTGCCGCGACCGGTTGGTCCACCACTCCAGCGGCTGCGCCGGCGACGCCTTCACCCGCAGCGTCTCGGCGTAGTCCCGGGTCCACTTGTCGACGTAATCCATCCAGTGAGCCGGGTCGCAGAAGTAGGCCGCCACGTCGAACCGCTCGAACGCGCCGGCCACGGTGTTGTCGACTTCCTCCCGGTCCACCATCCAGTTGGTGCCCTCCGGGCCGGACGGACGCTCCCAGCAGCCGAGCACCGCGAGGTGCCCGTCCTCGATGCGGCAGGCCACCAGGGCGGTGGAGTCGTCGCGGATCGACCCGTCGAACCCGAGCGCGATCAGGTCGCCGTCCGCGATGACCTTGGACGCGTCCGTGCAGCGTCCCCAGGCGTCCGGGGCCATCCAGCTGTCGCTCGACGCCACGACCTGGTTGAGCCAGTAGCGGCGGCTGTCGGAGGGGTCGGACTGCGGGTCGTAAATCTCGGCGATGATCCCGTCGAGGTCCATCCACGCGGCGGCCGGGCCGTAGGCGACGCGCAGGCCCTTGGTCAGGGACTCCCGGTCGGACATGTCCGTGTCCGGGGGCGCCTCCCGGTGGCTGAACAGCAGGGACCGCTCCTTGACCTTGCCCTCGGCGATCTGTTTGGCGTAGGTGTGGGTCTGCTCGGCCACCGAGTTCTCCCCGGGCCGGTACATGGTCGAGGTCTCCAGGCACCACGGGTCCGCGTTGAGCCGCTTGCGCAGGTTCCGGCGGACGATCTCGTGCATGCGGTGCAGCTCGGCGCCGACGTAGAGGTGCGTCTCGTCGGACGCTAGAACACAGCGAAGGTCTCTTTGCCGCCATCCTTGGCGCTACCGCTCGCTGTGCTCGGGATCACCTCCCCGTGGTTGGCGTGGAGGATGACCCGGGTGGACGACTGGGACGAGCGTCCGATGTCGATGCCGGGGTAGGTGTCGCCGTGCCGCTCGGACAGGCTGGTGAGCATCACCGACACGTTCGAAAACGTGTTGGAGCTCTGCCCCTCCTCGGTCGCCAGGCAGCGGATGAACGGGGACTTGACCGGGCGTCCGACGGGCTGTCCGTGCGCGTCCCAGCCGGCGAACCGGACGGGTCCGAGCGCCTCGGCGCAGACCAGCATGCCGGCGAGCTCGCTCTTGGACCGTCCCTTGGCCCTCGACAGGAACACCCGCCGGTAGGCGCGGCGGCCGGTCTCGGGGTCGAGGCGGTAGCACTGCAGGACGAACTCGTAGAACTCGTCGTCGAGTTCGATCTTCTGGCCCATCACGTCGCCGGGCCCGTGGATGAGGTAGTGCTCGATCCACTCCACGACCTGGTCGCCCAGGGACGGGAAGGACAGGTGGTCGTTCGGTCCGGACCAGGGCATCGTGCACCCCCATGGTCATCGGACAGTTGACAGTTGGCTGTTGTAGGTCTAGCTTGGAGGGACCACCCACCCAAGGAGGACCACCATGGCTGTCGCAGTCCTGTCCGAGCCCGGCACCGAGTACGGCCCCTGCGTCGCGGAATGCGAGCACCGCGACTGCGCCGAGACCCGGAAGATGGCCGCCACCGCGTGCCCCCGGTGCAAGCAACCGATCGGCTACCGCCGGGCGTTCTACATCGAAGTCGGCGGCCCTGGCCTGGAGCACGCGGTGTGCCTGGAGATGGACCTGGCGAGGGTCACATGATCCACTACCAGACGCCGCGCTCGTGCGGGAACTGCGGCACCACGCTGAGCCCCAACGGCACCTGCGCAAAATGCGACCGCCGATGAGCCCGACCGGAACCATCTACCTGCTGCACTTCGACACCCCGTACCAGCACGCCCGGCACTACACCGGGTGGACGTCGGACCTGCCGGGGCGCCTGGACGCGCACACCGCGGGGACCGGGGCCCGGCTGCTGGCGGTCATCACCGACGCCGGCATCGGCTGGACGCTGGCCCGAACCTGGCCCGGCACCCGCGCCCGCGAGCGGCAGCTCAAGAACCAGGGCGGAGCATCCCGGCGGTGCCCGCTGTGCGGCATCACACCCCACCGAGAGAGGACCCACCCGTGACCACCGAAGACAGCACCGACACCCGCGCGCCCACGTTCGAGCTGGACCTAGGCCGGGACCTCGGCGTCGTCCACGCCACCTTCAACCCGGACTCGGGCCGGTTCACCGCCCCGGTGGGCGGCAAGACCGCCCGCGCCGAGACGTGGGAGGAGCTGCGCTCCAATGCCCGCCGCCTCGCCGCCCGACTCAAGATCAAGGTTGCGGTCGAGTTCGTCGACCCCGACTCCGGGGCGCACGGCACCGCCACCGGTATCCACGCCTCCCGACAGGTACCGCTGATCACCTGGGCGGACGGCAGCAAGGACGCGAGCGAGGTGCGCTGGCCGCTGGCCCCCACCACGGACAGCGCCACCGTGCAGCGCCTGGCCGCACGAGCGCAGGAGGCCCTCCTTC